TATACATATGAGTACTCCAAAATATTCATACAAAGGAACTGATATTAATAATTTAATTGTAAATGGAACCAACAATTTAACCAATTATACAGGGTTTCCAGCATATGCCACTACTACTTATTCAAGTGAAAAACCACTGCCATTTAATATTAGTAGTCCTACTGGTGATGTAAGTACATTAATGGCTTCTGAATATCAAGATTTTGCAACAACGCCAGCAACAACACCAACGACCGGAACATATACAATTCCGGGTGATTATAACGCATTTAGAGCAATATTAGTCGGTGGAGGAGGCGGTTCCGGCGGAGACGGTGGCTGTGGATGGAGTGCCGCAAATGGTCGTACTAGTGGAAATGGAGGCGGTGCCGGCGGAAAAGGTAGTTTTATTATGATTGAAACTGCTGCTCCAATTACTACTACTCCTGCAACTATTTCTTATACGGTTGGTGGTGGTGGAAGTAAAGGTCCAGCAGGAGGTTCCAGAGATAATGGGCCAACCGACACAAATTATGGGCCTGGAGGAAAAGGTAACAACGGTACAAAGGGTGCTGCTACATCTATTACTATTTCTATTGGTGGAACATCGTATGCTATTTATGCGAATGGTGGATCTGGCGGATATGGTGGAGACGCAGGCGGCCCAAGTGCTTCTCAAGGAGATGCTACTGATCCTGCTCCAACTTTTGCAAATACATATACCTCTCTTAATAATTATACTCCTAGTATACCCACAAGTGTAAACCCGATTGGTTATGGTACAAATGTTGGATCAGCTGGTCCGAGTGAGGGTAGTGGTGATGGTGTTGCTGGTGACCCCGGTTATATACGTTTATATTTACTTAAATCTTAATCGCACTCTAAAACTGGATCATAACGCAAAATCCGCAGTTCAATAATATATAACAGAAACATAATTAAAGGTGGTTATGAAAGACCAGAACAATATATATCCAAGAAAAACAATACACGAAAAATCAAGAAGAATTATTTATAAGTTCTCATATAAAATGGGCGTTTTAAATGAGAAAAGGTGTAAATGAGAAAAGCTGTAATAAATCTCGACATATGTAATAACTATTATTCAGTTATATATTTTAAGTAATTTTATTCGGAACATGTCTTTATAAAGACGAAGACAAAGACGATGCCGAAGAAGACAAAGACGTCAACATCTTGTTCTTGTTGTATTGGTGCTTGTACATTTTAACAAGATAGTCAAACCCAACTTGATGAATCGTTCCATCGTCATTGTGAATGTATAAACATTGAAACAATAAATCATTGGATGATTCGGGGTCAAAGGGTGCAGTATTTGGTAAAACCTTACAGAACGACTTTGATATTTTTTGGACTTCATCGATTCGTCTTTTTTTGGATTGGCTCACGAACACAACATCTTCTGGGTCTTTTGCTTCAACAACGGCCTCTTTCATAACCTCTTTTTCTTGAACAACGGCCTCTTTCACTTCGATGATAGCCTCTGCTTGGATCACTGCATCTTTTACTTCTATAACGGCCTCTTTCACCGCCTCCGCTTGGATGACTGCGGGTGCACGTTCATTCTTAACGAATAGGGCAGCTTTTGTTTCGTCCATTTTAAGGAATTCGGTAAAATTTCCTTTCTCCAATATAGAAGCCATCATAAGGTTATGAAGACTTGATATGACTATTTTCTTTCCGTCTAACATCCAAGATTTTCCATTCCACGAACACTTAATCCTTTTGAGAAACTCAATATAACTATTGTCAGGAGCAGTTGCTTCATGCTTTACAAATGGTGCACTTGAGGAATGTTGCTGGTATTGATTAAACCACGGATCTACATTATTCGTCGGTTTAAACCCTCCAAATGATTGCGGATATCCTTCAAATGCTGGATACGCTCTGTTCTGCGTATATCCTCCATATGCTTGTTGTTGTTGTTGAAATGAGGGATATGCAAATTGATACATTGATGGGGGTGCAAACCGTGGGTCACATCCAGACTGGTTTGTTGGTTGATAACGTGACATTTTTTGGTGAATAATATTTTCATGAGATTAAAATAAATTTATGACATTTCAAAAAAATTATGAAATTGCAAAAAAGTCGATGATGAAAAAAGTCGATGATGAAAAAAAATCAAAAAATTATTAGGAATCCACCCAAAAATCAAAAAATTATTAGGAATCCACCCAAAAATCAAAAAATGTTAGGAATCCACCCAAAAATCAAAAAATGTTAGGAATCCACCCAAAAGTAACTTATTTTGATTTTTTTCCTCCTCGACTTTTTTGTTTCAATCTCATAAATTTAATGCAATCTCATAAATTTAATGCAATCTCATACAATCCTCATACAATCGTCATAAAACATGTCGACAAAGAAAAAAATAATTGATTATATTGTAAAGCATTACGAATGTAATTATAACACATGTGAATGGGCTTGTAAAAAAACAGGTGGAGGTGATTCGAGATATGAAGTGATAATGCATTTTTTTGGCATCAATGCCAGTCCCAAAAATTGCACGACGGTAGGGGACATTTTTAATAACAAACACATAATGTATTTATGTACACCACCAAGTCTTTTTCAAACCAATTTTGAACATCCTGAACTAATTGACGCGATCAAATATGGCGAATCACTTGAGGATTGTAACACCATATTAGAATCAAATCCAGCAACAGTTTATGCAACTGATAAATACGGCAATGGTCCCTTGTATCATTTGGTAAAAAGATCTTTGCGATCAAAAACGCAAGATACTGATTTTATACCAACATTCAATCAAATAATCGATGTAACCGGAATTCCACATGATGATGTAAATTGTGAGAATATGTTATATTTTGTTTCGTCAAGTGAAGTTCTGGCTAAGTATCCGTCATTTTTGGAAACTCTCATTCTCCGCGGTCTAAATGTAAACTTTGTCTTTAATGAGCGGTTTGATTTTGATTATGGTGTTTCACGTAGTATATTGGGTCGCATATTGGAATCCGTAATCGGCGATGATGAACCCTCCGAATCTACTATTATCCGGTTGTTCGACATGATTGTACAGCGTGGAGTCAATATAAACTGGGTCGACAAAGATGGAACCCCGACTATTATACGTCTTGATGGCTGGTCGTCAAAATGCGATTATGTGATTAAATATTTTTTGTGCAATGGTGCGAACTTTGGGGTGGGTGTCAGGGGACAAAACGATACAACTACTCTTTGTGAATTCTACGATAGTAATGAGGATCCAAGAAAAGCTGCAATTGTGAATCGCTGGCCCACTATGATGGCAATGATCGTGTTTGAATGCTTGGGTATACATCACTTGATTGATTGCGACACGTGGACGGATCTCTTTTCGTTCACTTCTGAGTTATAAAAAAAAAACAATTTACAAACATTTCATCTAATAATAGTAAATCAAATGAAACAATTTCTTAACTTAACTTCTCGCGTAATAAACAAAAGACAAATTGTTGAAATTGTGAAGAATCCTGGCAAGTTTCAAATCTGTCTCACCAGTCATAGTGTTGACGGATACGTGATGGTTGGAAGTGGTCGTTTATCAACCGAACAATATGTGATTGAAATATGTGAAAAAACCAATAAACCGGATTACGATATTGTAAATGGTTTTATTACAAACCCATCAAACGAATATATCAATATGTGCTGCAGATCATGTTTGTAAGCGGTCACGTGTTTGTAAGCGGTCACGTGTTTGTAAGCGGTCACGTGTTTGTAATTCGGTTTTTCATCCGATTTTCTGTAATGAGTCGGAACGCCAAATCGAAACCTACCAAAAACACATTATTCAGTACTAGAATCACTGAAACATAATCATTGTTTATTTGAGTGACTCCATATACCAATCCTCCAAACAACACAGTTTGAAAAGTATAGCTGTAAACTAAAACATACTCGATTTTATCAATATTGTTATTGGAATAGACTAATATACAATAGTTGAAAAATACTTTAGAGAAATAAAAGATCATCAACACTTGCAATTCGGGATAGGTATTATATTTTGGAATAATCCTCGTTATGCATATATTTGTAATGTTCATAACTGTATTTGATAAAAGATGAAACATCATGATGTGACAGTAATGTTTGGTTTGTAATTCGCGATGAGTGAGAGAGTCGGCATGCAGAATGCTTATATCTGAGACCGCTGGCATAGCGTGGTAGACGGTTTTGCAATGAGGGCAAAAGTTCTTGTTTTCTCCGGATTCTAGTAACCGCGTTATGCAAAGAATATGATATGTCGAGTTTGCACATCCGCATGGCAATCTTACTAGATTGGTCAATGATTCGGATTCCATCAGTTCTAAACAAATCAAACATTCTTTGTCTTTCAAACTATCCTTGTCTGGTTTCGCCAAACCATGTAGGTTGTACATTTTGTGTATAATGTTAGGATACAAAGATATTTGATCTATATTTTCAAAATGACCGATGCGTTGAAATCGATACCCTATACAGCGATCTCATTGTCTGTCGTTGGTAGGTTTATATTTATGTTTCTCTTGTACAAAAACAAAAGCACCAATAGTTTGTCATTGTTGTTTTGCATACTCAATATTTGTTCATCCAGTATGTGGGTTTACTACAGTGTTCAAATGCATGACGTACCAATGATTTTTCGCAGTTCAACCGAAATCACACTGTTAGTTATCTCATCCGTTTATATAATTCGGAACAAAATCGTTGATAAACACCCAGTGTTGCCAGGGTAGTAAAATAATAATAATAATATTATTATTATATAATATAGAAATGCCTTCAAGTAAAAAAAGAATAGCAACCAAAACCAAGAAGAGTTTGAGATTTGAAGAAAATTCTCATGGAGAACCATTGGGTCGAACCATGTCTGGAAATACATATTCTCAAGGTCGTATGATTCTTGAGGCAAGAGAACAAGCGAAAAAAAGAAATAAAAACGCGATTATATTGAATCCTGAATTGGCAGCTACGAAACCAATATTGAATGGGAAACGGTATGAACATATCTGGGCTTCACAAGGCGTCGTTGATCCACTCATCGAAGCTGAGTATATTGATACATTCGGAGATGGCAGTTATTTTTGGACCAGAGCCGACAAGGCGGCAGCAGAGGCCGAGGTGGCAAAAGAAAGAGCAATGGCTGCATGGATCAAGGCAAGGGAAGCGGCAAGAGAAGCGACAAGAGAAGCCGAAGCACATGAATATTGTAAAAATGGCGATCGAGGATGTACGATAGCGGGTGGTAAAAAAACGCGTCGTCATCGTAAAAAATAAGTCTCTCCTATTATTTTTATAATCGTGGTTTCGATGATGTTTAGTAGTAGTTCTTCAAATGATTTAGAACAAGACAAATCTGAAGTCCAAAAAAATGGCACACTGTATGATAGTGCTGCGTGAATATTACAAATATATGAAAAACATCAACATTAAAATCACTTGAAATCAAACAGTGAAAGCAGGAAAAAAATATTTATGGATGAGTTTGATCATATACTGCAAGCATTGAAAAAGGTCGGTGCCGACAAATCATCATAAAATAAATGCAAAACAATAAAATGGCTACCCTCGAACTCATTCTGAAAACCTATTTCAAAAATCCACCACCGATTGTCACGATGTCTTATATCATGACAATCACGGATAAACAGGTGTTGGCACGTTTGGAAGCAATCTACGATACGTTTATCATAGAAAACCAACAGTTGTTAACACTTCGAGATATTATCGAAGATATGTTGGACATTCGCGATGCGTTGTTGCTCCGTATCGGAAGACTCGTCCGATTGGAACAGAAGATCTTACAATGAAGTCATAAAACAAATATTATGAGTTCATCGCTTGAAGAGACAAAACAGTTTATCGGTAGTCTGCAAGACGACATACAAATCCATATTATTGAAGATTACATCAAACCCCAAATCGAACAAGATGAATTGAAAGCGTTGGTCGACGAGTTCGACAAGTTACTCATGTCGGAAGATTGCCAGCGTCTGAAATGGGAGGTATTGACCGAGGTCGTTGGCAAAATCATAAAGAGTGGTGATGCTGCTATCGATGCGGTTTCCAAATCGCGATCAGAGATTGGTTTCAAAGAGACATATCATGAACATTTTGTAAGAAAAGTCAATACATTCAAACATCCGTCATTCGACAATCAACCTTTATCGAGTATGTGTGCGACCATTGTGATGCGAAAATGGCACTAGCGTTTTTGGCGTCGCTTTTACGCTTAGATTCCGCCTCTACAAAGGGGACATCGATTGTGTGCATCCAACCATTGTCGCAAAGCGGTTTCTTTGAACATGTGGCCACAACGGTTGATTTTCATGACCGATTCACCTTCGTTGACGGACTCCATTGTGATGGGACAAATCAGTGCACCACCCGAGTGTGGCTGAACCGTGGTTCCTGTCGTGATTTCGGATAGACTGACACCTTCATTTATGCCGACTATATTGTTATTAAAAGCGTTGCTGCCAAAAGCGTTGTTCCCTGACAAATCAAAGAGCGATGACAAATCACTTGGTGTAAAAGAAACGATCTCGACACGTGTCGTCAACAACTGGATCAGAGAAGACATGTTTCGATTGTATTTCTCTTGATTATAGTTGTAATCTGAAATGATTCGCATGATATCTGGATCCATGATTAGGGGATGTGGAATGTATATAAAGATATTTTCATATTCTTTTACAAATGAATATAACAGAAGCAAATTATTTAGAAAACGGATATACGGGGTTAACAAATCTAGGCAACACCTGTTTCTTAAACTCTTGTGTGCAGATCTTGGTACGCACAATTGATTTGCATAACATGTTTGCGGTCGAAGCAGTGCGAAAAACAATCGAATCGAACAAATCCACAGATGACGCACGCATCTTGATCGAGTGGAAGGCATTGACGGAACTGATGTGGTCTGGGAATGGAGTGGTGAACCCATTGAAGTTTGTAAAATCGGTACACGAAGTTGCAACGCGTAAGCAGATCGAGATTTTCACGGGATGGGCACAGAATGACGTCACCGAGTTTTTGCGATTCATTGTGAACTGTTTTCATACCGCGATTGCGAGACCGGTGAAGGTAAATGTCACGGGAAAGGCGAAAACGGAACTCGATAAAATGGCGATCAAATGTTGCGACATGTTGAGCACAATCTATAAAAAAGAGTACTCGGAGATCTATGAGATGTTTTACGGGATCTCGGTGACCGAACTCAAGAATGTGAGCGGCGTCATCTGTTCTCAAAAACCGGAACACTATTTTATAATCGATTTGCCCATACCGAACAAAGAAGTAGTGACACTCTACGATTGTTTTGACCTGTTTGCGAACCCCGAGTTATTGAATGGAGACAACCAATGGTTCAATGATGTAACGGGGGTGAAAGAAGACGCCTTCAAGCGAACCTACTTTTGGAACTTCCCCAAGATCTTGATAATCACTTTGAAACGGTTTTCGGTAAGTGGGAATGGACGGATCAGTCGCATCAATACGAATGTAGAGTGCCCATTATCTGGATTTGACATATCGAGATATGTAGAAGGATATGATAAAAAGAAATACGTATACGAGTTATATGGAGTATCGAATCACATGGGGGGTCCGATGGGAGGGCACTATACGTCCTATGCAAAGACAAAACGCGGATGGGTGCATTTTAATGACGGGAGCATGGAACCCGTAAGTGAGGAACATGTGATTTCGCCAAAAGCGTATTGTTTGTTTTACAAAATAATATAATAGTATAAAATATATAAATTAAATGACAGCAACTGATCAATCGGGAAATGATACATCTAAAAAAAAGACAGATACAGATGCATCTGGAAACAAGACAGTTATAGACACAACAACCGTATCGAGTTCCTTTAATAAAGACAATTATCTAGATAAAAACACATTAATGTTAACAGCTAGTTTTTTAGCCATATATTTTATAATTTATGCATTTTTGGGTATATTTTACGATGGATCGGATCCGAGTCATCATTCAACCAAGGGAGGAATTGTTGACATTGTCGTATTGATATTGATGGTGTTTACTATATGGGTTTACTACCAATCCTTGCCTCAAGCGAGCCAAGACACGTTTTTTACCGATATGTTGGACTCTGTTAAGAAATATTTGAACAACTCCTATTCCATTTTTGAAATGATCATGTTCATTGTTCTCTTTTATACTGGAATTTATTTGTTTGGAATCCCGATGACTCCAGGAGAGAAACCGTTTACCGTGACGTTTTTAGAATCGAAAGCGTATATTCTCCTTTTCATTCTCTTGTTTATTCAGTTCTTCAAGTATGTTTTGAAGATTGATATTATTGGTGTGATTTTTGGAGACATTGGATTGCCGTCCGCCCCTCCAGTAGTTATAGAGGATGGAAGAGTGAAATCTGCTCCTGCAATCAAAGACGAGGTATTCAACATATCGAACAACATGTATACATATGAAGATGCAAAGGCGGTATGCAAAGCGATGGGTTCAAGACTGGCAACCTATGACGAGGTTGAGGAATCGTATAATAGTGGTGCGGAATGGTCGACGTATGGTTGGAGCGAGGGGCAACATGCCTATTTTCCGACGCAAAAATCCACATGGAGTAAACTACAAAAGGAGAAGGGACATGAACATGATCTTGGGCGGCCGGGTGTGAATGGCGGTTATTTTGCGAACCCGAATATACGATTTGGTGTCAACTGTTATGGTGTGAAACCGCCGATGACGGATTCTGAAAAGGCGTTGATGGGTGCGAAGAAAGATCGCGTGTATCCGAAAACACCTGCAGATCAGTTGGTTGATGAAAAGGTCGAGTTCTGGAAAGCCAACAAAGACAAAATGATGGTGTTGAGTGGATTTAACAATGACGCTTGGTCGAGATATTAGAGTGTGTGTCTGTATGTTTTTTTTTGTGTAATAGAATAAATATTATTATACAAAAAAAATTCGTTTGATTTATATATTTATGGTGTATGTAATAAATTATATAAGAAGGAATGAAAATCGTAACAGCAGTAGTTAATAACCCAATCTTTATTGAAATTCAGTATTATACTCTACAAAAATATTTTAAAGGAAGTGACTATGAGTTTATCGTGTTCAATGACGCCAAAGATTTCCCTGATTTCACCAATGGAAATGATATTACCATAAAAACGCAAATACAAGATATGTGCAGTAAACTAAATATAAACTGTATAAATATACCGAACAACACACATAAAACGAATCTGTGTGCAGCGGCAAGATGTGCCGATTCAATGAACTATATTTTACAGTATCAAATTCAAAACCCTGATAAGTACTTGTTATTGGATAGTGACATGTTTTTAATAGACAACTTTGATATTAATAAATACTCAAACTATGATTGTGCAATCGTTTTACAAAGTCGAAATCAACATACAATTAATTATTTTTGGAATGGAATCTACTATTTTGACATGCATAAAATGAAAAACATAGAGTTATTAAACTGGAATACATGTACATATTGCGATGTTGGCGGGATGATGCAATTGTGGTTGAAAACACAACTTGGAGACTCTCCTATGCCAAATACAGATCAAATACGCTGGACAAGTGATCGGTTTCATACAAACGATGTTTATTTCATTAAACATCTATGGTCGTGTAGTTGGGATATAAATGAATTGCCAATTAATTTGCAAAAGAATAGCAAGTTAATCAGTTTTTTCCAAAATGATATACGAAACACAAATGGCAAATTTTTTTGTGAAATATATGATAATGTGTTTTTACATTATAGGGCAGGTGGAAACTGGAGAAAAGAAGGAATCGACTTGCATTCAAAACTCTCAAAACTATTACAAGACTGTTTATAGGAAACCAAGGGTATTCAGCTACGCTTACGCTCGCTTAATCCTTCCTTAATGCGAACTACGTATTCACACCTTTGTCTTATGCCTTACTCCAAGGAAACCTTATATAAACGTCAGAAAAACCCCGTCGCCAAAGAGAAGATGAAAAAAATTTTGTGTTATGTATTATTGATTTCAAGTAATAATACATAAATTATTGCCGTATCCTTATTTCTTCATACGCGTCTTATCTTATTTTTCCGCATGGTTCTTCTTTTTTGTGAACCGCCAATTGGTTTGAGGGTAATGATAAGTGTGTCTCCATTCATGACACGGTAGTCACTGAGAGTCTTGTCGTCTTCAAGTCGCATATTCTTATAAGTAAAATCGTATTTTTTTTCATAACCTGCAAAAAACTTATTCTTAATATCAACTACATTATCAGAACGCGGAACCGACCGAATGATGATGTTTGAATCCTCCTGTTGAAATTTTATGTCAATCATGCCATTTTTCATATTCAATTCTACTCTATAAACATCATTTTGTTCTTGCTCGTACATGGCGAATAAACTTTCGATCTTTTTGTATAAAGCCGACGCTTCGTCACATTTTAACTTCGTGGCATCTGTTGACGTAACTGCTTGACTGCATTCATCCGCAATCTGAGAACTGTTTACAAATAGATCGGCACATTTCTTCCGCTTAATGTCTTGCTTTTTTTTATTTCTATCCCACGTAAAAATACTCGGTTTCTCACTCTTATCTAACTTAAAATTAATATCGCACTCGCGGATACACTGTTGTTTACATTCTTCTTTTAGAACTTTGTACTGTTTGATATTATTTTGCATTTCTTCGATAAAATTGCCTCGAATCTGTTTATATTGTTCTTCCATATATATACATACATATACACAAAAAATTATCATCGTTTTTTTGCATATTGTCGTCGTTTTTGTGTTTTTTTAGAGCCGCCGACTTTTCTACCGGAAAAATCGGCCTTTAGTTCTGCAATTTTTTTAGCATCGGATGCGATATCTGCTTTGTATAATTCGAATAATTCATCAATTTCAGTTCGTAAATTGATCGCTAATTTGCAGATGCCTTGTGTAGATTCACTCGAAATACGATCTGGCATTGAACATATTTGTGTATATACATTTTTGAATCTTTTAGAATAATTATCGCAAAATTCTTTTGCTTTCAAAATGTTATCGTTTCCGGATCCACCAACCGAACCATAATCGCTCGTACTTTCGTTGTCGGTTAAGCTTGTGTCACTTGAAGTACTATTTTTTCGAGTTCCTTCAAAGATTCCCGGGGTTTTATCGGATGAATTATGTGTGCTAACAGATCCCGTACTTTCATCATCATCAGTTGAGTCATTATTTTTTTTAAACATAGTTCGCATTTTATCAAAGATTCCTGGGGTTTTAACAGATACCGTACTTTCTTTATCAATTGAGTCATTATTTTCACTAAATATTTTTTCTGGGATTTCAAGAGGTTTCCGGTTTAATCTGTTGCTAGTATAGGTTGATTTACAATCACTTTTGCATTCTTTTTCACAGTTATCTATATTTTGGTATAAAATGAATATTTTTTCACGAATCCCTTCCAAAAAATTGCCCTTAATCCTTTCATACTCGGCATTTATTAAATTTTTGTTTGCTATGCTACTCATATAAATATACAAAGTTTTTTATTTTACACGACGCAAAACTTATAAATCCCATTTTTGCATTTACAAGGAATGAGTAAAAGACTAAATGTCTATATACCTTGGTTTCCTTAAAACCTTTAAACCGATGAAGATTTAAATCCGCACCTTTGGTGCTAGGATTCAAATCGTTATCGGTCACGAACCAAGAAGAATTAAAATGTTCATCGGTTTAAAGCGACGGAGCCATGCGTCTTGCCTCCAACTGTTCGCGAGACAAATAGATGGCTTTCAAATCGGATTCGCTATAACCTTGAGGTTGATGATTGTCGACCACAGAACTGTATAAATAGGGAGACCCAACCGCCTTTGCTGAAATCTGATCAACAAATCGTTCATAATATCCTACATCGTTGCTGGCGTTTCGGAAATCGTTCTCCATGATGCTTTTGGCGTTTGAAATCATATATTGTCTGTATTTGGCATTGTTGATCTCTCCACTTTGCTTAACAATCGAGTTGTGCAACAAGGTTTCAGAGCGATTTCCTGCGATGATGGAACGCCCGTCGTTCATAAGAGGAGGGAACCCAGGATAACGGTTGTTTGCATAATATCCTAAACTTGACTGAGGAATTGTTTCTTTGATAATAGGGTAGGCCGATTCGATGGATTGTCCGAACATGTAATATACATAATGAAAACAATTTATATTAGATCGGAGGATCCTTCATCTTGTTCAGATTGTACATGTTTTCGATTTCATATTTGAACAAGGGGGTTTTGAAATAGACAACATTGCAAATGCCGCCAGACAGTCCATTCTCTTGTCCGATAGAGAGAATATCATCCACCCTCAATCCTTCATTCAAGTTACTTCGACCTGTTTTGGTAGCCACGAGTTCGCCGTTTACAAAGAGATCGATACTTGATTTTGTGTAGTTATAAACGACATGATTCCATGCTTGCAATGGCATAGAGAACTCAGTAGAGTCGCTTTGGTTCATAAAGGATTTGAACTTGTTGGTTGAACCGTTGTAAATCAGCCGAGGGTGGTAGTTGCCGAATTCAAAAATGGTTGCATCGCCATTGTAAGGATAAACGGTTGGAGGGACAGGCACGACATAAACCCACATGGAGATTGCGAACTTGTTGTTTACGATATTACTCGTTTTCGGGTCGTGATCGGTCATAGAAATGTAACTAGAGACGTTTTCTCTTCTTTTGATCAACATCGGTTCGGTGATGATCGGTTTTCCATCTTTGACATTCACCGAGTTCGTGACAAGCTGGGTGATTTTTGGTAAATAAAAATAAGCGAGAAGCAAGAGAATCTCGATCATCAGCAATACATAAACGGTGAAAGGTGTTTGTTTAAAATCGTTGCTTAGATATTCCAAACCATTCAATACCATGCAAGGAATGTAAAAAATCATGTTCACAATGAATCCATTCATCCCATCGATCTTGTAAAAATAGTTGAACAACACTTTGTATACGATTGCGAGTGCGACAATAATAATCAAAACAGTGATGATAGTGAACGAACCAGTAAACAGTTTGACAATCTTGTCAGGGAGAGAAATGTTGTTCACAAGATATACAACACCAACGATTGCAAGAAGGCCTGCACCATATTTCATAAACTCGGTCATCGACACTCCAGAAACTTGAGGGACGTTGAGTTTAATATAATATACGGCAACTGCGAGCAATGGAACAACAATGATTGCGGAGTATAAATATTGCTGTTCGAATAGTTTGTCTGGATCGTTTGTATAAAAAAACAAGACGATGATTAAATAAACTGCAATTGTGATGAATATTGCATTTGATTTTAAACAGCCCTTGATTGTATCATAAAAAGAAGATTCTCTTAATCCAATGGTTGTTGCCGGTGTATTCATAATTATAGAGTATCACTATAAATTTTCCATAGTTGTTTTGCGACCGTGGCATTCTCTGCACAAAGCGACGAGATTGTCGATGTGATTGCTACCACCATATTCGAGGCGAGTGATGTGATCGACTTCAAACCAGGCAGACAATTGTTCTTTGCAATCGTTGCATTTCCAGTTTTGTCTACTTGCTACAAACTTTTTCTTGGTTTCACTCACGGACCGTTTGGTGGCTTTGACTGCTCCGTTGTCCCCTCCTCTGCTATCGCCCCCAACCACTTTTCCAGAATTGGCAAGTCGATCAATCGACCGATTTGGACCCATTGGTAGAATTGGCATGGATCCCGCGTTTTCATTATAGATGTTTTGTTTTGATGTGAAATCTAAAATTGGATTTAACATACTGACTGTAGATTTGTCTATCGGTAAATATTTGATGTATTCGTTCGACCCTCGTATGATATCATGAGCTTTGGATGGGAATTTTTTGAATAACACATAAATCATTAAACCACCTAAAGCAATTCCGGCCATTTTATAGTATTTTTGATTTGTTTGCATTAGTTTCCAATATTTTCCATCTGTGTATATGTTTGCCATTAAAAATGCGGTTATGCCGAAAATGATTAATTCGATACGCATACTTCTCTCTATATATATGTCTCGATAAAAGGAAAGGGAACTGCCGTTCCCTTTTAATCCCATGCTTAAACGGAACCTCTATTAAAGGAAGGATCATAAGGAAGGATCATAAGGAAGGATCATAAGGAAGGATCATAAGGAAGGATCATAAGGAAACCATGGGTTTCCTTAAAAGGAGGGAGTAAGCGTAGCGAGTAAAAGGGAACTACGTTCCCTTTAAATACACCAAAAACAGACAAATCAAAATAAATGCAACATGCAAATAATAACGACGAACCTTTAACATTTGATGCAAATAGATCGGTTTAGGCATATAATTCTCAAAATATTCACGCATGGCTTCATCCAATGATTTGGGAGGTTTGCCCAACATCTCATTGTATTTGTTGTGGATGAAGTTCACCCAGCGTATTAACGAATCCTTGCTTTTCAAATACGGAGTGATCGGATATTTGTCGAGCATTGTGCTAAACTGATTTCCCATTTCAACATCCGGAATAAATAGTGGTAAGTTCATGTAAAAATCATAGTATTTGCGTTTTGATATGTCATTCGGAAAGTCCGGAAAGGTCGTTGCGACAGTTGTCATGAAAAACCAGTAGTGCGGTCCCCACGTTTTTGCTTCAAACACCATGTAAAAAGTATATAGAAACGTTGATAATATATTACATAAAATACAACACACGCAAAAAAAATGAATAATCATGGATATTGTAACAATTGTGGAAAAAGAGGTCATATGTTTTATCAATGCCAGTTACCAATCACTAGCAATGGCATTATTGCGTTTCGGAAAAATCCGGATTCCAATGCGATTGAATACTTGATGATACGTCGCCGACACACGCTTGGATTCATCGATTTTATGCGTGGCAAATATAGTATTGATAATCGATATTATATTGCCAATATGATTTTTCAAATGACGAATGAAGAAAAACAGATGTTGAAAACCACGCCATTCGATGAGATCTGGAGGTCGATTTGGGGAGACAATAACCAGTATCAAAACGAAAAACTCCATTCTCAAGATAAGTTTCATCAATTGCAAATCAATGAAATCATCGACGAGTCAACCACCTCTTGGGAAGAGCAAGAATGGGGGTTTCCGAAAGGCCGCAAAATGTATAATGAAACCGATTTAGATTGTTCAATTCGCGAATTCAATGAAGAGACTGGATTCAAAATTGACAAAACAAACATTATACAAAATATTTCACAGTTTGAAGAAATATTTTGCGGGTCGAACTACAAATCCTATAAACACAAGTATTTTTTAGCGTTTATGGAGTATCAGCCTTTGCATATATATGGGTGTTTTGAGATCAGCGATATTAAGTGGAAATCGTATTCGGAATGCATTGCTTGCATACGTCCTTATAATTTAGAAAAAAAACGGATGATTTCAAACATTGATATACTTTTGAAAAAGTCGAAACTGGTTCATCAATAATAAACAAATTGGTATGTAATATATATATTACTATATACCAATGGTAAAGACAAGAAGAAGAATAAAGAAGACAAAATCAAATACAAAAAAATCACGATATGAAGAAGAGAAAGAAGAGAAAGAAGAGAAAGAAGA